CTTCCAGTCTCCGGTGTACATGCCTGTTCCAACGCCCATGAGACTGCCTGAAACCCCGCCCGCCAGTCCTCTTTCGCCTAGCAGCCTCGCCGTATCGCTGAAGCCGGAGACTGTCGGACGCGCCTTGTCCACCAGCCTCTCTACCCGCAGGTAAGCTTCAAACTCCCGCGCCCGCGCGGGGCCGAGGGCTATCTGCAGCCGCTGCCTGATGTCCTTGTTGTTGAACAGCAGGTTGATGTCTCGTCCTTCGCCACGCTTGCCGACGCGGGCTACCACCTCGTTCTTGGCCCCTTCGGCAAACAATTGCTGCTCTGCTGGAGACATCTTCTTCACGATGGCCTGCGCCTCGGCGCTCGACATCGTGCTGCCGGTCTTCACATACTTCTGGCCGGCTTCCAGCGCGTCTTCTGCGCCGAAGAAGCGGGCAGCTCCCCGGCGTGCATTGCCGAACTGCGGCACCTGCTTGTCGAGTTCCTTATTCAGAGCCGAGTGCAATTGGGTTAGTGCACTCGCCTGCTCATTCTCTCCCCGCCTCCGCGCAGCACTGGCGGCATCCCTCAACTCACGCTGCACGTAGTCCCAATATTGGATATTCGGATAAGCCGGCGTGCCAGAGGCTCCACGCTGAAATTTGATAATGCCGGAAGGATCGACGTTCACACCTGGATTAAAACCGCCAAAGCCCTCCCCGACCGCCCTGTCATTGCCGCGCTCTACGGCATTTTTCATCGCCGCCTTGACGGCATTGCTGGAGGTCAATCGCGCCAATTGGTTAGACCATATCGGCCTGTCGCCCGCTCCATAGGCCCAGGCATAATTGCCCCGGTTCTCCTTTTGCGCCTGCCGCCCAAGGGCTTCCAATGTGTCGAACGTATTGCCCCCGCCGACGATGTTCTGCAGCGCCCCTTCGGTTCTTTCTCCCTGCCCCTGAAAGCGGTCGAGGATGGCTTGCTTCAGTGTTGCCCGCCCGGTCGGAGAGGTAATGCCGGCACTTTGCGCCAGCGCGCGTGTGTGCTCACCGCCCCGGTCGAGATTGTAGACCGGCACGCCATGCTTGGCCGCCACAGCCTCGTCGGCAGGCGTCAGTCGCGGCTGCTGCGGAACTGTCGCATCCTCTGCCAGGGCGTTGCCGATCCGCGCCTTGGCGCCGCGCTCGTTCGCGAGGGCGTCGCGTGCAAGTCGCGCGGCGGGAGCCGCACCATAGTCCCGAGCGGCCCGCAAGCCTACCTGCGCTCCACGCACGACAAGCGGAGCGGCGGCGCCACCGGCAGCGCCATACAGCGCCCCCTGCCCGGCGCCTTTTGCCCTGTCCATAAGGTCGCCATCGGAACTCAGACCACCATATACCGCTCCCTGACCCGCGCCCGCTGCGGCGCCGCGTCCTACGCGGGATAGGATGCCTACACCACGCGCGGCAGAGCCGCCGGGAATGAACGGCATGGTGGCGACCGCGCCGCCTATTTCCAGCGTCGGCGACAGGACCGGATGCCGCTGCGTGAAATCTCCCATATCGGCGCGGGCTGCGTCCCGCTCCTCGACGTAGAGATCGCCCAGGCTCTTGCCGGGATTGTCCCCGAACAGGTAGCGGCCCATGCCGCGCACGCCACCCTTGGCCTCGTCCGAGCCGCCCATCATGATGCCTGACATGATGGGGTCGAGGAACGAGCCGCCCTGTGGCAGAGGCGCGGCAGAAGGCTCGGGAGGCGCAGATGGAGCCGCAAGTCCTATCTTCGCCCGGAACTCTGCCTCCGGCATGTCGCTGTAATATTTCTTGTGAAGCGCTCCCGCGAGCTGCTCGTCGCCTATGTCGTCATATTGAGGAAATTTCTGCCGGAATTCTGCAAGGCTTGCCATCAGTGTAATCCCAATGGATCGTCGTCCTGGCCATTTTTGCCAACCGGCACAGGTTGCCAACTCTCCTTCAGAGCATTGATAACTCGTGCGCGGGCCGCTGCCTTTTGCTTCAGTACTGCATCAGGCTCACCGGGCTGCGGGAAGAATATCCGATCCGCGTCCGCATATTCCTTTGGCGAAATTGCCGCTCCAGACTCACGCCTGAGATTGGCGTTGATGAAATCATCTCGCGCCTGCCGGAATTGCTGGGACGATGTCGATGTCACATAGGGGGCCATCCCCTCTGGCAAGGCGGCGGACAAGCTCCTGTCCCACGTTCCCTGCGAAATAGCAGGATCTCCTAAAATACTATCTGCAGCATTGGCCCGCTCATAGAACCCCTTGGCCTTCCTCTGCTCCTCTGTCGGTGCTTTCGGGCCGGTTATCTGGACCGGGCCGCCACCCTCTTTCATTCCGGCCGCAGCCAGTATCTGGTCGGGCGATATGAAGAGCATCTCGCCATTCGGGCCGCTAATTGTTTTGCCTGCTGCCCATTGTGCGGCTTGGTCTTCCGTCATCTGGCCGCTTTCAACCAAGTATCTCAAAGCCTGCGTTTCCGCCGCATTCCCCTTCAGGAAGCTACCGCCGCCGCTGCCTACCCGTTGTGTCTGCCCAGAGTTTGGATCGAAGATCGTATCGTCCGAAAGTCGCTGCCAATTCTTGCCGCTCGTCTTCCCGACGATGAGCGCCCGCAAAGCCGCTGGATCGTTCCTCACATAGTTCTGCTCTGCATCGGTCAGTCCCGCCATCAGGCCGCCGCTCTCAGGATCGTTTTCCAATCCCTTGATAAGTTCGTTCAGCTTCGTCCGATCGGCATCCTCCGCATCCAGCGCCGAGCCCGCGATCATCCCCTTCATGGCGTTGGCCATGCCGTCCCTGCCGCTGAGCAAGCCCATGCCGGCCAGCATCAGCCGGTTGCTGTAGGGATGCAGCGCATTGCCGCCAGCATTGAAGCCGCGCCGCAGGCCGCCGAACATGCCCTGCATGCCAGAGAAGGCGTTGGGGCCGAAGACCGGCTGCGGAGCGTTCGGATCGACGTATGCCATCGTTTACGCTCCTCCCGCACCAGCGCCCCAGATACCGCCTAGAACACCGGCTGCTCCCAAGGCGCTCTGCCACCACGGCGTGTTTTCTGTTGACTTGCTCGTCCCGGCCGTGCCCGGCACGTTGCCACTGAGGGCGCTGAAGCGATTGAGCAGATCCCAATTGTAGTTCTTTTGCGACTGCGCCATCTGCTCGCGCGCGGCTCCCGCCTGCAGCAGCCTGCCGCTGTCGTCATAGCGCAGTCCCTGCATGGCGGGCGCCATGCCGGCCGCCGCCAGCCGGTTCTGGATGTCCTGCGAATTGACGCCGGTCAAAGCATTGGCTGCACCCAATTGATTTTGCCAGTTTTGCCCTTGCCCCGCCGTCAGTCCTTGTGCCGCTGTCATCCGCTGCTGATTGGCCATCTGCTGCGCGCTATTCATCTGTCCTAGCGCGCCGAGCTGAGCCTGGTAGTTCTGCCCCTGGATGCCGGACAGGCCCTGGATCTGAGCCAGTCGCTGCTGCGCATTGGTGCTGCCGGCATTCATAAGAGCCTGCGCTGCGGTCAGGTTGTTGGAAAAATTCTGCCCCTGCACTCCGGCAATGCCGCCCGCCGCAGTCAGTTGGTTAGTGAGGTTCTGGCCCTGCGCGCCGGCAATGCCCTGCGCCGCCTGGAGGCCGATGCCCTGCCGCGACAGCGCCTCGCCGCTTCGCGCCTGCGCCGCCGCCATCATGTTGGCGGTGTCGGTGTCATAGCCCTGCATTCTCGCAGTCGTCGCGACCTGCCCGAGTGCCTTGCCCATCGCATCGCCATAGGCGTCCGAGCCGTAGCGGCCACGGGAAGACATGGTCGCCTTCACCTGGTCGCTGGTCTGATCCATGGCGTCTTGGATGGCCTGCTCGCGATACGGATTGCCGTTGACGAGGCCGCCGCGTGCGATGTTCCCAAACATGCCGCCGGCCAGCGAGCCAGCGCCCTGCGAACTGCCGAGAATGTCGCCGTAGTTTCCGGTGTCTACGCCCGACGCACCCAGGATGTTCTTGTAGTAGTCCTGATTAACCCCGGTAATGCCCGCGAGGGCCTGCATCGTGCGGGTATCGACGGCGTTCTGCCCGATCATCTGGGAATATTGGTCGGCATTGCCGACAGCGTTCTGTCCGGCCATCCTGCCATACTGATCGATGCCCCCGATATTCGGGTTGGAATACATGTCCTGGTATTGCTGCAGGTTCTGGATGCCGGGATCTCGATAGAGGCTCTGGAACATCCCTCCGGTGCCGATATTGGTTTGGCCCGAGGCCACTCCCTGAGTGGCTCCAGTGGCGGAGTCGACCAGTGGGTTGGCCCCTGTCGCCAGCGCCTGCATGCGCTGCAGGGCGGCCTCGCTGTTCGGATCGAAGCCGAGCGGGCCTTCCTTCTGCTGCTTTTGCATCTCCGCGTTGGCGCCGGTAAAACTGCTACCCTGATCCGCCCCCGAGGAGGGCTGGCCCAGCCACAGCCACTGCAGTTGGTTAGCCTGCGGGTTCCACGGCTCGTTTATCTGCTTGGTGCTGGTACTGCCGCTGATGTTGTAGCTCCCGCCCCCGCCGCCGCCAGTGCCAGGGTCCGACGATGGCGTCGTATCCCCGGAAGAGTCGGCTGCAGTATCTGTCGCCGTAGCCGCTAATGCCTGCGGCTGTGCCGCTGTCTGCTGCGGCATGGTGCTGTAGCCATACGGTGCCGCGTAGGGGCTGTAGCCGCCCCCATACGGAGACTGCATGCCATACCCACCGCCATAGCCCCCAGAAGCCCCGTAGGGCGATTGCATCCCGTAGCCGCCCCCGTATGGCATCCCACCGCCAAAACCGCCGTAGCCGCCTCCGTAGGGGCTCTGCATGCCGTAGCCGCCGCCGTAGCCTCCATAGCCACCCCCACCGTATGGCGACTGCATCCCGTAGCCACCGCCATACGGAGACTGCTGCGGGCTGCCCCACATGCCGCCGCCGAACATGCCGCCGCTGCCCCCGGAGCTCGCGCCGCCAAAGGGATTGTCGCCCGTTGCCATGGTGTCAGTCTCCAGCCGCCAGCCAGCGAAAAGTTCTGTCCGTCGTTCCGGCGTTCAGGTGCGTGATGATAAAGCTGCCCAGGAAACGATTTACCGGCAGCACATACATTGTCCCGGCATAGAGTTCCGCTGCCGCATTTGCCGTCAGCGGATCGAAGATGAAGACGGTATCCGGCGTCACGGTTGGGTCAGTCACCGCGGTGATCGTCGCGCCCGGCGTCAGCGTCACCACGTCGTCGCGATCGCGCGTTAAGAGAAACAGCGCCTCGGCATGATCCTGGATGTTGCGATTGCGTGCGTCGATGACCTTCATCGGCCCGTCGTCGGTGCAAAGTCCGCCTCCCAGCCCTGCGCGTGCTGCCAGTCCGTGCCGGCCGGGATGTCGATCTGGAAGCGGTGGAAATGCCCGTCGGCATTCATGCGGTAATAGCCGGAACGCTGCTGCATAACCGGCGACGAGACGCTCCACGCATCGCCATAGCGCTGCCGCTTCGACACTTTTACCGTGATGGTGCTCGGCTCATAATTGAGCCCTTCCACCGTCCGCCGGCTCTCCTCGATGTAGGGAAGTACGCTGCGCAGGCGCACCCGCCGCCCCGGCTGAAATTCATACGAGCCAGTGAGCAGCGTCGCCGCCAGGTTCGGCCCCTCCAGCGTCGAGAGTTGCAGGTCCGTGCCCACCGCCGACAGAACCGGCGAGCCGCTGCGGTAATAGAAACTGTCAAGACTCGGCAGCCCCGGTAGATCCATGTCCATGCTGTCCGGGCCGGCGCTGTCGAGGCTCACGCTCGCGGTCGCCAGCCGCGACAGGATGTAGGTGTTGATCTCCAGCTCCGACCAGCGATCGAGGCCCCAGTCATAGACCAGCGCGCGATCGTTCCACTCCTCGTCGCCCGCCGCATAGGCCCAGTAAATCCGTGAAGCGTGCGCGTCGAACGCCGCAAATACCCGCGTAAGCGCCCCCTGGTTCAGATTGTCGTAAAAATAGCCAGAAATGCGCTTTTCGCTGATGGACTTCTGCTGCTCGGCGTTGCCGACATAGAAGCCATTGTCGCTGAGCCAGTAGGCAATGGCGCCGAACTCGATGACGCTCCAGGGCGATACCGTGCCCTTCTCGCTGCTCATCATCGGGAACGAGAAGGCGTATTTGTCGCCCGTGCTGATAATGCCGCGCAGGCCACGCTGCAGAAACAGGATGTGCGCGTTTGGCGCAAAGCCCGTCACCTCGCCCGCATCGGCGAACTCCTGAAACCCGGCTGTGCCGGAGGCGTAGTCCTCGCTGTCGTTGATCGCCGACCAGCGGATGGCGCGCGGGTTGGTGAGGAGGTGCGAGAGGACGACGTGGTCGTCCATGACGGTGACAAAGCGGGCGATCGGCGCAGTCGGCAGATCAGCAAAATTCGTGCCGCTATCCACGTCGATGAATTGCGGCTCATTGCCCAGATTGCAGACAATGAGCCGATTGCCATACTGCACGCCGCTCCAATAGTCGTCCGCCGGCAGCGCGTAGTCGCCGCCGACCGTCCGTGTCACGTCGGCGAAGCTGCCGGTATCGGGATCGTATTTGTAGAGTTTCGCGCTCGTGGCGGCGTAGATGTCGTAGTCGCCCGCCGCCGTCTGCACATACCAGAGACCGCGACAGGGCAGCGGCAGGGCCGTGACGGAATGCGCGATCAGGCCGGGAGCGGGCAGGTAGGAGTTTACCCCAGGAAGGACATTGCGGGCGACATCCAGCGTGTCGGTATTGAGATCCGCCACGTCCGGCGTCCACTCGCCCAGCGCCCTCATACGGTTGCTGCCGTCAGTTCAGCATTGCTCATGCGGCGCGGCAGATAATAGACTTTTCGGATATAGCCCAAGATGCCGGCGGCGCCGCTCGGGTCATAGCCGAAGCCGATGAGAGCGCCCGGACTTCCCAGATTTATTCCCGCAACAGCGCTGGTTGCCGGCGCAAGCCCCGCCGCAGTGACCGCCCTGTCCGCGCTCGCAAATGCGCCAGCAACCTTATTGCTGCCTAGGGTACTGGTGACAGTCTTATTAAGAGTGACAGTGACATCGTAAAGCGTAAAAGTGGTTGCATTCTGGGTATACATGCCATAGCCAGCCGAATATCCGATAACCCTGGCATTTGCGATGACGACATTCGCATCGATCTCGGCCCACCAACTCCCCGCCGTGGCTGAGTAGTTTATCGAGGCGGGAGTGACATTGTATGTGTCCTTGAGCCGCGACACCGTCGCGCCGAACGTATTGATAAGCGATGTGGCGACGGAGCCCGCCTCAAGCTGTGCATTGGTCACGGTTCCCGTCACCGTCAGCGTCAGCGAGCCGGCGGTCGGCGTGAAGGTAAGGCTGACGCGATTATTGACGCCAGTGCCCGTCAGCGGGCCAGCCGTTGACACTCCCGTCAGCGTCACCGTTCCCGTGCCCCAGAAAGACAGCGTGTGCGCGACAGCCGTCACCGTGGCGGACTGCGTCGAGAGCGTGGCGTTATTGAGCAGCAGGTTGGTCGCCAGCGGCTCCGTCAACAGCCCCTTCGCAGCGTGCGTCGTCGGGTCGTAGTCAATCGCCAGACCATTACGGGCGGCAGCCGTCGTCGCAAGATAGGCCGTCGCCACAGCCCCTCGGTTCATCTGCACTCGCGTCAGCGAGCCGGCGAGCGTGAAGATGCTCGACGTGCCGGTTGCCGTGTAGGTGAGCGGCGATGCACTGGTGGCGACACCCGCTGCCCCGCTGGAGCCTGTCAGCGAGCCGGTGCCTGCGACCGTCACGGTATATTGCTGTCCGATAACCGTGGTGACGGTGCGCGTGGCGGGAGTGTCCGACTGCAGATACATGTTGTGCGGCGACCAGACGAGATTGCCGGACACGTCATAGACGAGCTTCGGCGAGGCGCTGGAGTTAGTCAGGAAGCTGTCCAGGCCATAGCTCGTCACGGCCCCCGCCGCCTTCAGCGCCACCCGCTGCGCATCGACGGGATAAGTGAAGTCCACTGCAAAGCCGTCCGTCTCAGCGGCCAGCAGTGCAGCTCCGCCGACAGAGCCGCCGGCATGATGCCCTCTGGCGCCAAGCCGGCCAAAGCCAGCCCCGACACTGCCGAGCCGCCCGAACGCCATTAGCTGACTTCCGTCACGTGCAGAGTGCCGCCAGCCGAGAGCTGGATGGCCGAGACTTTCTCGCCCGCCGCGATGGTAAAATATTCCGGGCTATCCGCCGGCAGGTAGATGCCGGCCGTCGTCGCCGTGGGCGAGACGCCTATCGTGATGTAGCAGGCGCTCGTCGCCACCACCCGCACCTTCTGCACGCCCGCCGTGATGGTATTGGCGACTGTTCCCGCCGTGCCCGTGTAGGCGACGCTCTGGTGCGTGCCAATCCGGCCGGCGCCCCAATATTGTGTTGCCATGTCAGCCCTCTCTGATGACGTGCCAGCGCTTTTCGGCGAATAGCGCGAGGACGGCCTCGGCAATTCCGTATTGCCGCCTGCCACCGCCGAGCTTTTCGGAAATCAGTGCGCTCACGTCCTTGGGATCTACGACGTCGACGACATGCCGGGCGGTCGGGATGATGCCAGTGATGACCTCGCCGTCGCCGGCATCGCCGCCCTCGAAGGCGGCGTTAGGTGCAGCCGGACGCCGGTCGAGGAACTGCGGCAGTTTCTCTATTTTTGCCGTCATTTCCTGCTCTTGCCCTTGCGCGTGTCGCCAGTGCCGGCGTCGAGCGCTTTGCGCAGTTCCCACCCGGCTTCCACAAAGCGCTCCAGAATGCGCTTGGCCGAGGCGTGGTGATCGCCCGAGCCACCAAGCGTCCCGGCAATCAGCATCTGCGCGTTCTCGGCAGGGATGACCTCGCCTGACGCCACCTCGTCAAATGGCGCGGGCTCTTCCGGCTGCGGCAGGGTGTTGTCGGGCGCTACGCCGCCACCTGGCAGCGGGGCGGGCTTGGTGGACGGCGCACCCGGCAAGGCATTGTCGGGCCGGTGCGGTGGCTTGATCGGGCTTTCCCATCCCGGTGCATCGCCTTTCGCGCCAGCGCGCAGGTCGGGATCGTCGAGCGGGTCATACGGCTTATTGGTCGCCATTGATTTCCTTCCTCTCTTGAGAGTTTGCGGTTCTGTCTTCGGCCTGTTGTTCTTCGTGCCTGGCGGGCGGCCCTTGCGCTTTGGCGGCACCGCCATCGCCTTGCGCAGCCAGTCCGGCGGATCGGCCCTTACCGGCGACCTTGCCTTCGTATTGGCCTTTGCCGTCTTCGGCTTCGCGTCCTTCGTCTTCTGCTTCTGCTTCGCCATCAGATCCTCCTCTCCAGGCGTTGGGAGGAACAATGCTCTGGAAGGAAAAGGGTCGCCGCCACGCCACAGGAGGTGCTCGAAGGGCGTGGCGGCGATGGGTGTCAGAGGCTACGGCGTGAGATCGAAGACGCCACCCGAAGCTTTCTCGTTGCGAGCTTCCAAGGCGTATTCGCAGATGATCTGCGTCTTCTCGGAGTCGCCGGTCTTGGCGAGATCCCACCTACGCATATTCCGCAGGTAGGCTACGGCCCACTTGTCCATCTCCAGGACCAGGCAGTCCCGCGTCCGCATGAAGCGGTTGGCGACCACCTTGAGGGTGCCGAAATCTCCCTCGTAGATCTCGACATTGTTGACGATCTTCTTCGACGTTGTCTGCTCGTTCGGCCCGGCCGTTCCGGTGCGTCCCGTGAAGGTCGAGAAGGCCTGCTTGTTGGCGCCGCCGACCATGATGGTGTCGGGATCGCCGCCCTCGTTCCAGATGAGCTGCAACACCGGCTTCAGGAGCGCTTCCGTAAACGCCCGCTGTACGCCGTCGGTCCTCGTGGCGAGACCGTCGAGGGTTGCCGGCGACGCGCCAGGAGACGCTCCGAAGGCGTCATTGGTGCCGATCCACGAGAGCACCGACGCGGTCTTGCGCGCCGTGCCGATTGCGCCGGCATTCTTGGCCTGGTTCATCAGCAGGATGCTTTCCATGTCCCGCTTTAGTTCCTGCCCTTTCAGCGCAAGCTGATAGGACAGTTCGTTGTCACGCCCGGCCCGGTCGATGGCGTTCTCCGTGCCGGTGACTGCCGCCACCTTGTCGGAGATTTGCGCGATGTTGCCGAGCCGCACGGTCGGAGTGGCGGCGTCGATCGTCGCGTCGTCGCCTTCGAGCACCGCATTGGCAGTAGAGGCGGCGGCGAGGTTCTGCACCTGCCACTCGTGGTTCACAGCCTTGGCTTTTACCTTCTCGACACCTGACAAAAACGGCGTCTCCGTCGGGCTGATCTTGTAGATCACGTCCGACAAGTCCTCTCTGTTACCGATCGACTGATAGGTAGCGAAGACATCTGTTGGAACAGTCATGGTATTACTTCGTCCTTTTCAGGACCGACCGTTCATCCTTGCCGCGATGAGCGCTGCTCCGTCGCGTAGTGATCCAGTGCGGTCCAGTTGCTTGGTGAGGTCTCTGAACCGAGCCTCATTGGCCTCTCCCCTGTTGGGAGCGCTGCCCGGACGCTGGACAGGTGGAACAGGTGCGCGTGACGGCTGCTTGGTGGCTTCCACGGCATCGTCGTAGAGACATGCCTTCCATGCCATCACCTGGAAGCGATGGTCGTGGATCTGGATCGGCAGGAAGTCAGTGGCGGCCCGAGCCAGGAACTCCTGCTCGAACCCGGTCTTCTTCATGAAGTCCATGACCTTGGAGACATTCGCCTGATAGGTTTTCGGGTCTTTCCACTCGGGAAACTTATCGGCGAATTTGACTGCCTCCTCGGCCCTCCACGCCTCCGCGTTCTGCATGTACTGCTGCTGCTGCAATTGCTGCTGCTGGGCTTGGCTCGCCTGCTGCGCCTGCAGCTCGGCCGACGCGTGTGTCAGTCGCTTGTAGGCGAGATCCCACGCCTGGTATCGAAGCGGGTCGTTACGTTGCCAGTCCTGAAGGTCGTCCCAGGTGGGCGTCCCGAACTCTTTTCGATACTCGGCGTCCAGCAGCAGCGCCTGCTGCGGCAGGGACTGCTCATACTGCCATCGTGCTTGCGCTTGTGCCTGTTCCGCCTGCTGCGCCATGGCCTCGGCGGCCCTTCGCTGCTCGGCGGCTTCGTTCTGGCCGCGCCGCAATTCCAGCTCGCGTGTCCTGTCGAGCGCCAGGATGCGTTCCTGGGTGTCTCGGGGGAGGCTCGCGAATGCTTCCTTGTCGGCTTTCGTCCATGACCTCGGGGCTTCGATGGGCGGAGGTGTCTCCGGGTCGTCGCGTCCGTCAGTCTCGCCGCTGGGCCTTTCGGGGGCGGCGTCAGCACCATCTGGTGCCGAAGGTTTATCCGTCTTACCGGAAATGAGATCCGCCGCCTCGCGCGCGGTAATTGGCGCGTCGGAAGCTGGCGGAGGTGATGCTGCAGGCTCGGGAGTGGGCGCAACAGGTTCAGGTGCCGGCGCTCCCGCGTCGGGTTGGGTAGGCTCAGACATGCAAAGGGTTCCTAGTGGACTAGACTATTCCGAAGCGCTTCGGCCGCACCGCGATCTCGGCGATCTGCCACTCCGCCAGCCGCCCATTGGCGGCGATCGCTTCCAGGTGGCTCTTGACCTTGCCGACGATCTGCACGGCCTGCCAGAGCTTCTCCCGGCCATCGGCATCACGCGCAGGCGTCACCTTCCAGGCGGCGATGTAGGATGCCTCCAACTCCGCGAAGGCATCCTCGACGTGCTCGTTATCGAGTAGCGCCCGCACCTGGGCCGCAGCCGCCATGTCGCGACGCAGGGCAGACTCGTCATCAGCAGCCATCAGCCCGGCTCTCCGCCCACGTGAACGCCGCTCGTGCCCCCGCCATTAGCCTGTCCTGAGCCTGTCGAAGGGCCGGGCGGCGGCATGCTCGCCTTCAATTGCAGCCCGGCCATCGCAAGCTCACGCTTCAGCGCCAGCTCGGCGCCGAGCTGCTCGCGCTTCAGCGCCAACTCCGCATCGATCTGCATGCGCTTCAGTTCCGCATCGGCCTGCATCTGCTCGCGCTGCAATTGCGCGTCGAGCATGAACTTTTCACGCTGCAAACCCGCATCCTGCTGCGCCTTCACCTGCTGCATCTGCATGTCCTGCTGGGCTTGGCTCTGGCGCATCTGCGCGTCGGCCATTGAGGCCTGCTGGCGCATCTGCATGTCCTGCTGCTTCAGGTTCATCTCGGCCATCGCCTTCTTCTCCTCGGGAGAAGGCTCGGGAGGCGGATCAGGCGTGCGGGACGGATCGGTGAAGTATGGCTCGACGGAGTTCAGTCCGGCCTTGCGGACGATCTGCTTCAAGGTGTTGTAGACGTTGTCCGGCTTCGCCAGCTTCATCTTTGGTGTCTGGATGGCGTTGCCCTGGATCTGCATGATCTCTCTCAGCACCGCGATCTCCTGGCTCTTGTCGCCAGTGCCAAGCCCGACGTTGATGGTGAGGTCATCGCGCTGCCGCCACTCCTGCGGATCGACCTTCACCCAGCTATTGCGCAGTTTCACCGTCTCGGCTTCCGCCGCGTTCTGCCGGATGGTGGCGTGCAGCAGCCAGAACATCTCGCGGATGCCGGTCTCGGCGAAAATGCGCGCAATGAGCTTCATTTTCGCGCGCGCCGAGTTCTGCGCGTCGAGCACGGCGCGCTCGCCGATGTTCTGCAGCGCGTTCGGATCAAGCCCCTGACCCTGCCGCGTGACGCCAGTGCGCCATTCCCGCAGCGTGTCCATGTACTCGATCATCGGAAAGACGAAGCTGCCGATCGGCTGGTTCGGGACAGGCGCCACCGAGCCGATGCGCCGCGTGCGGATGATGCCGCCGACGCGGTTGCTTAAGACGTCGTCGATCGTGTCCTTTGTCGCCCCGTCCTCCGCCACTTCCAGTCTTTGGTTGTTGGCGAAATAGACGTTGTCGAGCGCCGCCCGCTGCAGCGCCGTCTTGATCCTCTGGATGTCCATGACGAGGTCGGCGATCGAGCGCCCGAAAAACCTGTGCGTCATGATAAACGGCGTCATGGCCGCGAAGCGCACCATGTCGGGCACGATCTCGGGCTTGCCGTTGCGTGTGAGGATCTCCGAGCCGGAGCCGGCCGTCGTCACCCGGTAGCGCTGCGGCTTGCCGTTCTTCTCGTAGTCCATGACGGCGTAGTGTTCGGTGACACGTATCTGGCGGTTGGCCTTGTTCAGGGCCGCGCCATCGGACAGTGCGTTGTCGTCCACTGTGTCACGTGAAACCTCTTCCGTGCCGCCATCTCCGGCATAGTCGGGCAGCCGCTTTACCTGCTCCGCGTCATAGCCGTCCGCGATAAGCTCGGCCTCTGTCCGGCGCACCTCGTGGAAGCAGTAGTCGCAGTCACGCAGCATGACCGAGCGTTGCCGGCGTGTGACCCCAAACTCCTCCGGCGGCACGTTCTCCACCACCGCGCAGCCGTATTTGCGCAGGCGTGAGATTTTCACGTCATGTACCGTCTCCGGCATTGGCGGAGGCATGGGTGGCGGGCCAGGAGGAGGTCCAAGCCCGTCCTGAGCCTGCCGAAGGGGCCCTGGCGGAGCGCCAGGAGGAGGCGGCCCCGCTCCCGGTGGTGACGGTGGGCCGGGTGGTCGCATTGGGCCCATTGGCCCCGGAGGCGGTGGCATCATGCCCCCCGGCGGCCCCATCGGCGGCCCAGGAGGTGGAGGCAATTGGCCGGGAATGGGAGGCAGCATCAATACGGCCCCTGCTCGTCACGCGGCTGCTGCCCCGCTATGCCGACGCGCTCGGTGTGCTCGATGATCTCGATGTCCTTCGCCTGCTTCAGCATGCCGAAGGCCGCGTCGGGCAGTCCCCAGAAGGACTCCTCGATGCGCTCTTCCTTGTCGTGCCAGTATATTTTCACAATGCCATTTTTGGACAGCAGCGCATCCTTGATGAAGGAATACATCACCAGAAACCCAGGGTTCTTCTGCATGAATACATGGTTGATATAGTCCGTCTCCTGCTGCGCCGCTTCTTCGTCCTCGGCCCCGACCGCCACGAACTCCACCACGTCCTCGCCGCCGACAAACACGTCCATGAGCGATGGCATCAGGCCCTCGACGGCGTCGGCCACGTCGAAGGAGACGGCCTTCGAGCGATCGGCAGGCGCCGGCATGTCGGCCGCCATGTCGCCCTGGTAGTAGTCCATCGCCCGCGCCCGCTCCTCGGAGAGTTTGCTGCTCTCGGCCGCCGACAGGGCGTCGGACTTCTCGCCCTTGAGGATGGCCTGCACCTCGGACGTAGTGAGCTTGGCCATCAGCGATATTCCCAGATTGTTTGGTAGTAGCGGCAAGCCCGTCCTGAGCCTGTCGAAGGGGCCAGTAGCGGCAGAGCCGCGCCGAGAAAGAGCGGCTAGGTCTTTTCCTGCGCGGCATCGGATGGTAATTTCAGCAGCATGTTCAAAGGCCGCACATTCCTGACGCGCGTGCCCGCGCCTAACATCTGGCACTTGGTCTACGAAGAGGTTTGGACGCCCGAAGACACAGACCTCGAGACTGAGGCCGCCTATAGCTATCCATGGAAGGGCAACGGTCGCTGGCGGCCCGTCTACTACAAACGACCCGGCGACCCCCGGCTCGGATATATTCCTAAGCAATCCCCAGCTTCGGATAGTTCAGCTTCCGCCCAAAGCCCGACGAGCGGCTCGGCTCCTCGTAGCAGATAGCCATCAGGCCGATCGCGTCGCAGGCGTGGCTCGACCAGTCGTGGTCCGGCCCGAGCCCGATGTTCCTATCGTCGTCGCGCCGCTCGTGATAGTAGCCGAGCGCATCCCTGCCCGCCTCCGTCGTCGCCTCATTGAACCAGAGCTTGGGAAAGAGACGCCTTAGCGCCTCCACCCGCATCATCGCAGCGCCACGCCCCTGGTTCTTCACTGGCGGCTGCACCTCAAAACCTGCCTCCCGCAGATGGTCTTCATACCGCTTGCCGGTGATGGCATTGGCGTTCACGCCGTCGTGCGGGAGGTAGTGGATGGCTCGCTCGTACTTTCGCTTGCGCAGCTCGTCGACGTAGTAGGCGAGCACCTGGCCTACGCCCTCGATGTAGTCGAGGACGCGGATTTCCTGTCCGACCCATTGGCAGATCCAGATGGACATTGCGTCGGCAGTGGCACCGGAGCCACCAAGATCCCAGAATGCGCGGAGAGGTAAAAGGGGATCGGCTGCGACCTTGCCAATCCGTCCCTGAGCCTTTGCCTCGTTGAGCCCGGCTGCGAGGTAAGCGCCCTCGAATGCTTTGGCATAGCCGCCTTCCCAGATGTGGTCATACCGCTCTGGGTAGCGTTCTTGGTCGATTTCACGCTCTGAGACCAAAACTTCGGGGAACCAGGGGTTGTCCCGCCAATTCGCCTCGACGACGACGGCGCCGGGCGGCTTCTGCTGGCGGAGGAACTCGTCGATCGCATCGGACTTGCGTCTCGGGTTCCAGCTCGCCCATATCTCGCTGTTTTCCGCGCGAATTGTGGGCCGCAGGAGCGCCAGTGACCGATGCGAGAGCGTCTGCGCCTCTTCGATCCAGGCGATACGGAAGCCCTCCAGGCTCTTGATGGACTCTGCCGTGTGATCCTGCATGCCCTGGAAGATGATAAGCCCCTTGCCGGGTGCTTCTATGCGGTCGTCGAGGATGCGGAACAATGGCCCCACGCCGAGGCTCTGGATCTTCTGCTCTATGAGCCGCTTGGCGGACTGCGTGAGAGTACGTTGGACCTCGCGAATGCAGACTGCGGCCGTTCCCGGCGTGACGATGCACTCCTCGACGAGCGCCTCGGCGAAGAAGTGTGACTTGCCGGAGCCTCTGCCTCCGTAGGCGCCCTTGTAGCGGGCTGGCGTGAGGAGCGGCTTGAAGACCCGCGCCGTCTGGATGCGGAGCTTGGTGCCTTCAAGAGGCTCTGGAATAGCTAACATCAGGCGGCGGGTTCAGTCTTTGCGTGGGGTCGACGATCTCGCGCATGACGGTCGTGACGACGAGCGGGTTGTCGGGATCGCCCTGGATTTGTTGTGGGACTTTGCCGTCCACGCGGTCGTTGACCTCCTTGATGGCAGAAACATCGCCCTCGATGGCGGACTGGACAAGGCGGCGTGCGACGAGGCGAAGTTTCTTGATGGCAGTCCCGAAGTCGTCCTGCGCCTCCTCGTGCAATTCGAGGAGCAGCGCATCGCGCATGATCTTGTCGGGTTTACCGCCGCGCGAGGCCACTAATCTGGCAGACAAGGTTTAGCTCCTAACCTATTGCGGGAATTTGAGTAACTGTTGCAACTGCGATGCCGAAAAAGCCGGCTACTCTCAATAGGATAGCTATGAGCGCGACGACGCCGACGATGATGCGCGCGGGCGGATAGACCTCGGGCAGGAAGTACTGCACCACCCAGAGGATGAGAGCCGCGATCGCCACGACGACGATGATGAAGATCAAGAGGCCCAGCAGGCCACCCGTGGACATCATTGCGAGCCTCCTATGCCGAGCTGCTCTGTGAGGTGGTCGATCTTGCGTTCGATCTCGTCGAGGCGGGCGATGATGCGCGCGAGTTGCCCCGCTATCCCCTCGTCCATGGAAGCCTCTAGCCCGCTATGTCAGGCACATACAGGCACCGAATTTTATCCAGCGGCGCCATGCAGATGTGGATCAGCGCATCCTGGCTGTGCCGGAGGCGCTTGTCATCGTAGGGCAGCAGCACTTTGAGCGGCACCACATACCAGCCGTCATCATGGCGCTCGACCTCGCCGAGCGTGGTCTGCCGGCAATCCCTCTCGTTGCAGCATGCGTTGTCATACCAGCCATGCGCCGCAGCCGGCGTCGACAGCAATACCAGGAAGGCGAGCAAGCGAAGCATCACGCCTCCTTCTCGATCGGCACCCGCACGCAGGAGTATTTCACCACGCGCCGCTCGGGATGCTCCACCATGATGCCGGCGACGAGGAGCTGCGCCTCCCGCACACATTGGTCCGCCGTCGCAAAGCCCGTCGCCGTGCGCAGCTCACCACAGTCCGCCGGATTGGCTGCCAAGCACGACGTGATGATGAGCTGGACGTAAAAATGCATGGGGGCTGCGCCTGGAAGAAATCGAGGCCACCCCGCACGTCGGTTGGGGTGAGGAGGCAAGGCGGCCTCGAAGTCCCCGGTGCCAGGGAGGTAAAAAGCACCGGGCGTTGGAAAACGCAAAAACCCCGCGGCCCGAATAGGGCGGCGAGGTCTGAGGCTCTATTTCGTCACGAAAGCAATTGCCTGTCAATGGCCTTTGTGCGGCTCCAGCCGGAAATGCGCCACGAGCGCCGCGAGCGCGAGCTTCGCCTGCGGCAGAGCCGCAGACGCGGCCTCGTCACGGCAGAGCCGGTTCAATGCCGCAAGCGCCGGCTTGCCGGCCTGCAGGACGGCATTCTGCACGGGCTGGAAACGGGCAAGGAAGCGTTTTACCTCGTCTGGGCTGGTAGGGTAGCCGCCACCCCGTACAAAACGCTCCAGGCTGCCTCCAGAGGGCGTGCGGGCCATGCCCAGGATGATCCGGTCATATTCGCCGAGCAGCAGCGTCCAGCGATCCGCCGCCTCCACCTCTACAGCCGTCAGGTGTCGCAGCGCGTACAGCTTGCCCGCCTGCGAGGCCATGCGCGGGTTGGCCCCCATTTCGAGATAGCGATCGCGCGCCAGGCTCCATTTGGTCAGCAGCGATGGATCTTCGGCCATCGCCCGCCAGTCGACGCGGCCTCCCAACCGCTTTGCCTGGCCGTTTCGCTTGCGTCCTGCGCGTGCCATTGCCGCTCCCATTAAGCCCCCTCAAGTCGATTTTTCGGCCGTCTCGAACCTCCCCGTCCGTGGATTGAACCGCATGTCGAACTGGCACGGCCAGCCGAGTTCCTCGAAGCGGCTCTTGAGGTGATACAGCTCGACATCGAAGCGGCGGTTACCGGCCTCGTCCACAAATTCCGGCCGGTGAACACAAAAGCCCTGGTCGGGTATGTTGTCCCAGTGTTTCGAGCCGGCGATGTCCTCCAGGATAGGAGAATATTCGCGAAATCGAATATCCCGCTTTGCCGGGTGTGCGATGATCTGGACGTGGCAGTTATTGTCCTTCGCAAATACCCTCAAATCAATGAGACTTCTCAAGATATAGTCAGTCTCGGTCTGGTCCTTCGCGCGCTTGCTTTCCACCCTGTTCCACGGATCTATGATGAGCACATCCGGCTCATTGCCGCGGTCGAATATCCTGTCGTAAATCCAGTCGAGCGTGGGCGAGTCGTGCTCGTCGACCAGGAATTTGTAGTGGTCGTCAATGAACGCATCGGCCGCTCGGATCTGCTCGTCGGTCATCTGCGCCTGCGGTAGCCCGGCCCAGAACTGCCGGACCATTTTCCGGTAGGCCGGCATGGGAGAGCTTTCAAAGCTCGCGACGGTGACCTGCAGATTGTGGTTCGACGCCATGTTGAACCAGAGCTGCGCCATCAGGCTGGTCTTGCCATGGCCGGGATGCCCGGTCACGACGGAGAGCATCGACGGCGCGAACTGCATCTTGTGGCGAAATTCCGGGTAGCCGGCGTACCACGGGATAACCGGCTCCGGCTCGGGAATATCGCGCAGCGAAACCAGGCCATACGGCCCCCTTGGAAAGCGCACCACGTTGTCGTCCATCGGATAGATCCTCCCTAATTACGATTTCCCAGCATGGACCCACGACGCGGCCCCGCCGGCTTCGGTTCAGGCGGCTTCACCGCCTCCCGCTCCCGCTTGTCCAGCAAGCCTGCAGCGGCATTGAACCAGGACTTCTGCTTCGCCAGCCATGGCTCGGCCGCGATAAGCGCACTCGTTACGGAAACATGCGAGAACGACTCCCGCCATTGTGCCAGGTTCTCCTCGGTCAACTTCACGCACCCGTGCTGGAAGGCGTAGACCCCGTTTTTTCCATTCAAAACCGTATTATTATCTTCCTTCTCTTTCTTCTTTGGGTGTGGGTGTGGGTGTGGGGGCATTGCCATGTCCTCAGCCATGGCATTTGCTAAGTCATTGTTTTCACTGGTTTCCGACGCCAGTTTCGAGACCATTTCGAGACCATTTCGATTACTTTTCGATTGGTTTTCGATTGGTTTTCGCCATCTTTTCGATGCGTTTTCACTCTGTGTTCGCGAAAAATTCGATACAAAGTCACGCTCTTTCCGAAGCCTTTTCTGCTGCCATTTACCATCGCTATTGAGGACGAAAAACCGGCTAAGTAATCTGGGGACGATGAAGTTGAAGGTGCGCCCGTGCAGGCTTCCACCACAATATGCATTGAGCGCGCGGTGCATCCACTTCAGATCATTTGGCAGAGCACAGTCAGGCCGCCGCCAAGCAAGCATCAGAAGGATCAGGTAGCAGCCGTGCTCGCGCGCATCGAGGTCGGCAGTGTCCGCGAGATAGGCGTCAGTCCACAATGGCAAGGCGGGGAACTCAGCCATCAGATCCCCCCTTCGGCTCAAGTGCATCGGCCAACGCACGTATGCGCCACGCATCACTCACGGCCCGCTGCAGTGCGACCTCATCCACTCCTGACAGGCTGGGCCATCGCTCCAGGATGGCAGCCGCCGCTGCGCCCATGGCGTCAGCCGTAGCGCGTGCGTGATCGCGAATGGCTTGGCGCTCAGCGGTTGTGAGGTGCGGTAATTTGCCCTCCGCGCTCTGTGCGCTTTCGGACACACTTGCCTGTTGACAAGGTATAGTGTCGCTATGCTTAAAATACATTGGTAGCCTCCACATCAGGCTGCTTTCTGACGCCCTTGGTTGGTTCGGGCTTCAGTTCTTTCAGGCCGGGGTCGCAGGGAGGCTCCGGCCTGATATTTTTATGCCGCTACGCCACGCGCTTCTGCATACGCCCCATCCTCGACACCACTCGGTTCGCCGCTTCGCCGATGGTCTCCCAGTTATCGTCGAGCGGCTCGCTGGCGACCGTGCCGCGAAGCGCTCCCCATTCCTTCAACACCTCCTCCGCCTCGGAGATCGACCGAACGACGGCGTAGCGCAGCCGCAGGACCGCGCACCTCGCCTGGAAGGCCCTCTGCGCGTCCGACAGCCGGCCGTCGGCGTTCTTCACTTCGAGGAAGGCGACGCTCTTGTCCGGCAGCACCAGGACGAGGTCGGCCACGCCGGGGAATACCCCGAGGCGACTGAAGTAGATGCGCGCCGAGGGCTTCACGAGCCCGCCATTCGGGCAATGAAACCACATCAGCCGCGGGTGCGCCGCCATGCAGAGGAACTCCACAATCCCCGCGTGTATGGCGTCCTCGCGCGTGGCGCGGATCGGATGGCCGAATAGGTCGCGAGGGCGCTTCATGGCGCCCACTCAAGCCGCCGCGCCGTCGCCTTCAGCCGGTCGCAAAGACTGCGCCGCGAAGTCCGCACAGGAACGAAGCCGTGCTCAAGGAAGCGGATGGACGCCCGGTAGTCCGCTGGCTGCGGATCGATGATGCGGCCGACGCCCGGAAGGCGGGCGGTGTCGAGGGAGAGGCTCACCACATCCCCTCCCCGATGCGCAGCCGGTGCCGCGGGCGCGGCACGCCATTGCGGCGCATGTAGCGGCTGATACTGTAGAGGACGGTCGTGTGGTCCTTGCCGCCGAACCATTTCCCGATCTGCGGCGTGGACAGGGTCGTTTCGCTGTAGAAGCGCCACATGGCATCGCCGCGCGCATACGTTATGCGGCGCTGCCTGCTCTGCGACAGGATGGCGTCGACGGGTATGTTGTGCTGCCGCGACACTTCCAGGAGGATGCGCTGGGGGACGGAAGCGTTCGCCCTGGCCTTCGCCACCTCACGGTGCCATTGCAGCTCGCGCTTCGCGTCCAGAGCCCGGAAGCGCCGCCTGGCCGCCTGAACCAGCGTCAGGTTTGCCTTCTGCAGCTCGGCGCGTTCTGCTTCCCGAGCCGCCGCTTTCGCAGCCGCCCGCCGCGCCGCAAGCGCCTCTATCTTGAGCCATAGAGGCGAGTGGCTGTCGGACGCATGGCCGAAGGCGGAGAAGGTCATGCGGCCGCGTCTCCAAACAGCGGGCCATGATCTGCCGGCTTGCCGACCTGTCTGGCTTTGATGCTCGCGCGGGCGCGTTCGTCAGGCCCAGCGAGGCAAAGCGACATGCGCCGCTCAATATCTGCGAGGTATTCCGGCTCTCGCTCGATCAGGACGGCGGAGAAGCCTTCACGCCATGCCGCTTCGGCTGTGGTTCCGCTGCCGGCGAAGCAGTCAAGCACAACACCCTTCGGCGGTGTCACCAACCGCACGAGGTATTGCATCAGGTCGAGGGGCTTTACGGTTGGATGTTTTGAGCCGATGCGGTCTTCTGCGTCGGCTTTCGCGCTGTAGAAAAAGCGGGCGGCAGAGCCTGAGTCGCCAACCGGCACGCGCGGCGAATGTCTACCTTTCAATCCGTTGAAAATGTCTCGCGCCGAACTGCTTGGCTCACTACCGCGCACTTCACCTTGCTGCCCAGGCGCATCAGGAAACCCCGCCAGCACTTCATCCGAGCCGTCGTGGATGACGTTGGCAGGCCAGCGGCCTAAGCTGTGTGGTTCTTTATGGATGATCGGCGCTTCGCCGCTTGTGAAGAACTTAACCTTCGCCAACCCCGTCGCGTCGTGAGCCGACCACGGCTCGCCTTCGACCCGACATCCATCAATGTTAATCGCCCCACACCCCCAGCGTAGCACGTTGGCGGCGATGGTCGCTTCCGATAGCGGCTTGCGAGCTAGGCAGATCGGCTCATAGGCGGGCTTGAGAGCGCTCCCTAGCCCGTCAGGAACAATCGGTTTGCCGCACCGACTGCAATTTTCCCATGCTCCGCCAGCTTGTGACTGCGATTGTCTGGCCAGAGTTCCAAGTTGCTTCGCGGATTGTTCAAAGGTGCGTGGTCGATGTGATGGACGCACTCCGTTCGTGTCAGAGGCCGCCCTATCCATTCGGCCATCACCAGTCGGTGCTCCATAACGTAGCCGTCCGCCCGCGCCATCGTCCGAAGATGATCCGGGCAGCGGACGTACTTCACCGACACGTAGTTCCCCTTGCGGTTCCGGTAGGTTACTCCGCCCTTCCACGCCGGATTTTTTTCTCCGTACACCGGACGGCCGCGCCGCCCCTTCATGTTGCCTGCAAAGGGTTTCAGATGTTCCGCGTGAGCCTTCGCTCGACAGGAGTGGCTGCAATACGTTTTTTCGTTCCGATCCCGGTGGGATGGCGCTCTGTAAATCCGCTCTCCGCAGAGCGCGCACGGAGTCCTCGTCGCCCGAACGCGCCCCTTGTTGCAGATTGATATCCGTCTCGCGTTGCATTCCGGCGAGCACGTTTTGTTTCGTCTCGCTTGAAACCGACTCCGCGGCGTCCAGTCCGTTCCGCAAACCTCGCAAGTCCTGAGAACAGGAACAGCGTTTTTGCGTGGCATCTAACTTCTTCCCCACATTTAGAGATTTCGGAAATCCTGATCCGTATAAGTACAGGATCATGTGTCTTATTTCAAATCCTGCATCCTCTATTGCACATGCAAGCCGATGATAGTTCTTGTCGGCACCAAAGGCGACGAGATGCCCACCTGGCTTTAGAACGCGAAGGACGGCGGCCCATGTCTCGGGCTGGAAGGCAACGTCGCCGCCGTCCCATTGCTTGCCCATGAAGCCGGTGCCGATGCGGCTTCGTCCAGCCGGGGAGTTCACATTGAGAGAGGCTATTCCAGTGCCGCCCGGTTTATTGGCGGTCAGGTGATAAGGCGGATCGCAGACGACGGAGTCGACGCTGTTCTCGGGAAGCGTCGGCAAGACTTCGAGGCAGTCCCCCGCGAAGAGAGACACCCGGCCGCTTAGGAAGGTCTGACACTCAGCCACGCACCGTCTCCAGTTCAGACGGCTTTACCGGCCCTTCACGCATCCAGCGCGCTTCACGCTCGTCTCTGTCTCGCGGCGCTATGGCCCCAGAGCGGATGCATTGCTCGCGCCACGCCTTAAGGGCGAGGCTGTATGAGCGATGGCCATCCGTTGCGCTGTCGGGCTCGCTCATGCCGCCCTCACAGAGAGCCGTGTGTGCGGCCCGCAGTAGGAGGAGTCCTCCACCCGCGGCTCGCCGCAGAACGTGTATGGCGCGCGCTCGCCCTGCGGCCAGCGGCAATGCCATGGCAGCAGGTCCATGAGCGTCAGCCTGAACACGCGCGGCGGCGGCCTTGCGGGCTTCACTGGTGGCGTATAGGCGCGCCGGGCGACAGGAGCCCGCACGCGCTTGTAGATGCGCACAGGCGCGACACGCGGGCGCCGCTGGCCTGACATGCCGAGCCGGTGGATCTTGCCAATCACGGCGCTGCGGGTCAGCCCGCCGCCCATCAGCGTCGCGACATGGCTGCCGGTGTGGCCTTCGCTCCATAGCACCCGCAGCCGATCGACCGCCGCATCCGTCCAGTCGAAAGTCCAGGTGCTGCGCACTACCGCTCCTTGGCCGGCCCGCCCCGCAAAATGCGCGGCATGAACTCCACGTCCATCTCGTCATAGGGCGACGGCAGATTGCCCTGCGGCTCCTTCGGCTTCGCCATCTGGTAGATCGCCCGCACATTCTCGGCGGCGTATTGCATGGCGGCGCAGGCTTCCGAGATGCGCCCGACATTGACGCTGTAGGCCACCGACAGGACGTGCTGCTCGGTGCCCAGCACATGGTGCAGGTATGCCGCCTTGATGATTTCCTCAGTCGTGAGGGTGGTCTTAGCCGCCACTGGCCCACCTCCTCTCCAGGACGGCCCAAAGCTCGTCGATCTTACGCCGCCGCTCTTCGTAGCCGCGCTTCACGGCCGCGCTCTCGGCCTTCAGCCGCCACGCCTCGGCGATGTGCTGGCGGGTCTTGCGCAGCGTCTCCGCACGGAAGGGTATGACGGTGCCCATGTCACTCCGCAGCCTCCGTCGCCTCTGCCCAGCCCCAGAGGTCATCGGAAACCTCAAGGCGCGGATCGGCCTGGTGCAGCAGCCGCTTGTAGGGCTTGAAGTGATGTGCCGGGATGTAGCCCTTCCTCCGCCAGTGGCAGACCTTTTGCGGCGTGGACCGCAGCACGCGGGCCGTGGCTGCCGGCCCGCCAAAATGCGCGATCAAAGCCGGAATTGTCTCGATGCGGCTTGACATGAGGCAGTCACATACAATTATGGTATATTCCTGTCAATATCAGAATGCTTGATAGGCTAAACAACCAAATTGAGGCACCCCATGCAAATCGCCATGGCTAAAGAGAGTCGAGACAGTTTCGCGGTCGAGGTCGGGAGACGGTTGGCATCTGCCAGAGCCGCCGCCGGCCTCTCTCAGGTCGACTTTGCGCGCCGCCTCCGCGTGCCTGTGGCAAATCTCTCAAATTGGGAAAACGGCTGGGCCATGGTGCCGCCGCTTTATGCGACCAAGATATTCATGCTGCTCAGGGTGACCAGCGACTATCTCTATTTGGGCAATCCGTCAGGGCTGCCGCACGATCTCTACGAGAAGATGTTTCCGCCCCAGGACATCAATAAGTCTGCTTAAATCGTAAGAGCTTTGTGGCCTGGCGGCCCTCCGCCTTGGTCTGCTGCCGGTAGTTCTGCCGAGCGCAGCGATACAACTCCTGTAGCACGAATTCGCGGTCTTTTGGCTTTCTCGGGTAGTGCCTGGCGATCATTTTTGCCGCAACCCCCAAGGCATCATCGTTCTCTAGCCTCTCGTTGGGGTCGGGCACGGGTATAATTCCCAGAGTGAAATAATCCGCCCAGGCGTAGGACTTCCTGATCACAAAGTCCCTCGTCGCCCATTCCAGCGGTGGAACCATGTCCGCCATGTTCATTGCCCGGCGCCGGAAGAGGGCGAGGCGGGCAGCTTCTATATTGCTTCGGCTCCCCATCAGACGTCCCATCCGTTTCCTGTTTGTCCCAGCGTACGTTTCTGTACGGTTCCTAGATCACATTCAAGCCGTTTAGAAAATATACGAGCCATACAAAAATCTGCCACCTCCCCCTTGCGCATACAATTCGATTGTAGTAGGTGTCTGTGGTCGGGCACAGAGCCAAGGGGGGAGAGAAATGGCAGAGAACGAAAACGGCGGGACGGTCGGCACGATCAGTCTCCGGGATTTCTTTGCAGCATACGCACTTGCTGGACTGACCGCCCATCAGGGGGTTGAAGCGGACCCGGAAGAGGTGGCCACAGACGCCTACGTGATGGCTGAAGCCATGCTCGCCGGGCGAGTCCAAAACAACCTTGAATGATCAACTTTGGCAAAGGGAGCCCCCCATGGCAACCGGAAATAATTCACCAACCCGTGATTGCAAAAGTTTGCCAACTCACGACATCCGCCGGGCGCTCGACACGGTCGCCCTCGCGCTTGAGGCGGATGGGTATGAGCCGGAGGAAATCGGGGCCGCCATGGTCGGCTTTGCGTTTTCCCTGATCGCGCAGAGCGTCGGCCCGGAGCACGCACAATTCCTCGCCAGCACCCTGCACGATGTCCTGGCGAAGGAGTGGCGGCAATGAGCCTGCATCGCACCTACGACCACTGGGTCAGTACTAATCCCGACGACGAGTTCCTCGGCCCGGAGCCGGAGGACGAGGACGAGATCCCCGAGCCGGTCGTCGAGGATGTCTGGCACCCAACCCGCAGGGAATACGTGACCACCGTCACCTTCGCGAGCGGCAATAAATTCACGATCGTCCAGGCGCACGCCGGCCCCTTCGTGGGCGACTACGAGATCCATGGGCCGGGCTACTTCGCCGATGGCTACCTGGACCCGCAGGATGCGATCGAGCGGCTGTGCGATCCTGAAAGGAGGGACTGGTAAATGGCAAACTGGCAGCTCTTTATCACCGTTATCATCGCTGTTGGCATCGCATCGCTTCTCTCTGGTCAAGGCTGACCATGATGAGCAGCATTTTTGAAGATGCCCTGTCGCTTCTCGCGCTCGTGGCAGCGAACATCGCGGTCGCGCTCATCCTCTACGGCTTCGCGCCGGAGATCACCGCATGGGCAACCAGATGAATAACCTTCACCCGCTCTTTCGCGCCGCCTTCGACGACCTGCGCGACGGCAACGCAGCCCTCGCCCGCGCCGCGGCCAAGGGTAAACTTAATCCCGATGGGACACGCCAAAATGATGCTTCAAGCAAACCAAGCCCGTGTGAAGGAACTCCTTCTCTACAACGAAATGAACGGACTATTTACGTGGAAGAAGCGGATGAGCAGTAAGGTTAAGGCTGGCGACATAGCCGGAGGACCAAGCAACTCCAAGGGATATTGGGTTATTACCTTAGATGGCTGTCCCTTATTGGCGCATCGCTTGGCATGGTTCTATGCGCACGGAGTAATGCCGCCAGCACATGTCGACCACATCAACGGCATCAAGGCCGACAATCGCATAGCCAATCTGCGTCTCGCCACTCGTTCCGAGAACATGCGCAATAGCCGTGTCCGCCAATCGACTTCAGGGCTGAAGGGGGCACATCGGATCAAAGAGCGGAGGGGATGGGCCAGCAAAATCCAGAAAGAAGGAAAGAGGTTTTACCTCGGCTACTTCGCCACGGCGGAGGAAGCGCACGCCGCCTATGCCAAGGCAGCAACAGAACTTCACGAACAATTCGCGAGGACAGTATGAGCCACTATCCCATGATGCGGTCAGACGACGACCCCTACTACGTGAGCCCGGAAGAGGAAAAGCAGATGGAGGCAGATACCGAGGTCGAGGAGCTGCACGCGGAAGCGGCCCGGCAGGCGATCGTCATCGCCGACCTGGACGAGGCGCTGACGAAGATCGCGGAAATCGCCGGCGACTACGGCGACGGCGCACCCGACGACCACTACCTCGCGCATATCCTGCTGCAGTTGGAAGGCATCGCCACGAATGCCCTCAATGAGGCGCGCGGCACTCACAGGAAGGCGCTTGAAGCGCTCGAAACCGCACGGAAGACACTGCCATGAGCGAAGCAAACGATGCCGGCCACGAGCCGGTCAATGAACTGCTGGCGGCACTTGCTGCCGCGCAGGCGGAAATGTCGAACGCGCCTTTCAATCGCGAAAACCCGCATTTTCGCAGTAAATACGCCGACCTTGCCAGTATCCGCGATGCCACCATGCCGGCTCTTACGAAGCATGGGTTGAGCGTTCACCAGGTCACGACATTCAACGGCAATGGCATGATGCTGGTCACGCGGCTAGGCCATTCAAGCGGCCAATGGATTACGAGCGAATATCCGCTTCCGAACTCCAGCAAACCCCACGAGATGGGGTCCGCGATAACTTATGGCCGGCGCTATTGTTGGGCATCGATTTGCGGGATCGCCGCCGAGGAAGACGAGGACGGGAACGCCGCCCAGGAAGGCGCGAGAAACGGCACCCCTGCCCGTGCCGTCCCAGCGCGCAAGTCGTCTGCGGCGGCCAAGCGTGACGGCGATTGGCCGGCATTCTTGAGCGCCATCGCAGACTGCCAGTCGGCGCGTGAAGTGGAGAAGCTGCGCCGCGAATACCGCGCCGAGCGATACCCCGCCTGGAACCAGGACTGGAAGAACGTGGCGGAGGAGGAGTTTGAAAAGCGCCTCGCCGAGTTCTCGCAGAGCGACCTGAAGCAGACGCTGCAGGACAGCGTCGCGGAGAAAGAGCCGGACGAGGACGGGCGGGCCGATGCCCATCTGCGCGATCGGATGATCGAGCACATCCAGGGGACGACCACCGAGACAGAGTTGCTGGTGTGGCGGGAGTCGCCGGAGTTCCGACGCGATCTCGCCTCCCTGCCGCAGATGATGCAGATGGCTGTGCGCAAGGCCGGCGCCACGAAAATGAAGACGCTGCAGATGGTGGGGCAATAGTGAGCCGGGCGCTCCTCGTACTGCGCAATGCTGCCGATCGCAGCAAGGCCGCGCACTGGATCGCCAAGGCGCCGCCGGGGACGCGGGTTGAGTTCAGGGCAGTGAAGCGGTCACTGCCTCAGTCGGCGCGCATGTGGGCATTCCTGACCGAGATCGCCGCGCAGGTGAAGTGGCACGGAATGAAGCTCAGCGCTGCCGACTACAAGCTGATCTTCCTCGACGCTCTGCACCGCGAGGTGCGTGCCGTGCCGAATTTGGATGGCACGGGCTTCGTGAACCTCGGCCGCTCGTCATCCGATCTCTCGAAGGAAGAGATGGCGGATCTGCTGGCCCTCATCGAAGCCTGGGGCGCGAAACACAATGTGAAGTTCAATGACCCTGCGGGCGCCGCCGCATGACAAGCGCATCTCGACGGAGCTCGGCTGTGCATGGCTCATGGCCCTCTCGACGCTGTTCTGGGCCATCGTCGCAATCATCTGGTTTTTCTAGGGAGGAGCAAGCCGCATGAACAGGGAACGCACGCGTCGAAAGCTGATGGATGAGACTGCCGCGTGGATCAAGATGCGGCGCACTGAAGGCATCAAGGACGAACTCATAAAGCAGGCGCTGATAGCCGCCGCTTTGATGCTCTGCTGCGAGAAAACCGGCACGACGTGGAAGAATGTCTACAAAATGACCGACTGGCCAAAATGAGGGAGGAGCCCATGCCGAAAGCGGAGCGCCAGGAGGAGACATTCGACGAGCAGACGGCTGTGCGTCCCGTCTTCTGCCGCAAGTGCCGGGACACTGGCATCTGGCAGGATGACGAGCGGCGCTACCACTACTGCGACTGCAAGGCCGGAGTGGACGCCAAGGCCGAAGACGAGGAAGGAGGCGATTAAATGAAAATTCAGGCATCCGACCTCAAAGACGATGATCCTGTGCCGCTGCGCATGGCCCCAGACCTGTTCTTCCCGCTTGGCGGCGTGTCGCTGGCGATCTTGCGCAAGCAGGCTCGGGCTGGACGCCTTGACGTGGAGCGTATCGGCAAGACAGAGTTTGTCACCCGCCGCGCCATTCAGCAAATGAGGGCCCGATGCCACGACAAAAGAAGCCCCCCCGCCTCTGGCTCAGAGGAGACGGAGGCAGAAGACGCCGATGGGTCATCCTCGACGGAGACGTCCATAAGCGCACAGGATGCTCTGAGGATCAGATTGCAGACGCCGAAGCCGCCCTCGCGCGCTACATCGCGGAGAAGCGCAAGCCGCGCACCAACGCCCGTCGTGCAACTCAGGCCAACCTCGGGGACATCCTGACGCTCTATCTGGACCTGAAGGAAGCCACGATAGCCCGGCCGCGTGACTTGCGGGCACAGATCGGCAGGCTGAACGAGTTCTGGGGCGGGATGACCGCCGACGCGATCAAGGGCGAGATGTGCCGGCGCTATGTCGCCGAGCGTGGCGCAAAGATTGGGGCCCGGCGTGAGCTGGAGATCATGCGCGCCGCCGTCCACCACTACGCCAAGGAATACGGCCTCGACGTGACGCCTAAATTCACCCTCGGCGAGAACCACAAGTCGCGCGAGAGATGGATGACCCGCCCGGAAGCGGCACGTCTCCTCTGGGCGGCGTATCGCTCACCCTATCACCAGCACATTGCCCGGTTCATCTTGATCGGGCTCTACACCGGCACCAGGCATAGTGCGATCCTCGGGCTGCAGTGGATGCCGAACACGACGGGAGGTTGGGTTGATTTGGAACGTGGAGTCCTTCACCGTCGAAGTGCGGATCAACGCGAAACCAACAAGCGACAGCCCCCTATGCGCATCCCGTCCAAGCTGCTTGCGCATCTACGACGCTGGAAGCGTCTTGACATGGGAGTGCGCGCCATCATCCGATACGAGGGACTTCCTATTGCTCGTATTGAAAAAGCTTTCCGAGGCTGTCGAGAACGAGCGGGGCTTGGACCTGAGATAACGCCGCACGTCCTCCGTCACACCCGAGCCACATGGCTGGCGCAGGCTGGCGTTCCGATCTGGCAGGCGGCAGGCTCGCTCGGCATGACGGCGAAGCAGTTCGAGGAGACTTATGGACACCATCACGCAGACTTCCAGAAGGAAGCGGCGGAGGCGTATTGAGGGATGAGAACGGAACGGAATTTGGGAATGATTGCGCAATGATACGCCATGATTTCCCGCAACCAAAGGCGAACAAACGGCCCTGCACGAAACATGAAAAGCGCGGAATTCCGCCATTTCGTTAGGTGCAACGCTGCTTTGGGAGCAGGGGGTCGCAGGTTCAAATCCTGCTGCCCCGACCAACAAAATCAAAGACTTAGCGGTAGTGGCGGGGTGGTTCTGATACAATTGGGAATGATTGGTGCAATGATACCGCAGTGCAGCATGACCGATCCAGCCATCATCGAAACTGCGGCGCGGGTGCTGATCGCTCGAATGGAGGAGATCACTGAGCACCCGGCCTACAAGTCCGTTTGGACCGTCAACCAGTTGCACGTCGGTCCATACGCAGGACCAAACTGGAAACCTCAGTTCGATGCGTTGAAGGCAGCACTCGCAGGCAAGGATACCGTCACGCCCCTGATCCGCGCCGACGCACTGGAGAAGGCGGCGAGGGCATTTGAGCCGGACGAAGATGGTCACGACAGCCACCACTGCCGCTTTACAGCAGAAGAGATCGCCGCCGCCATTCGCGCCTTGAAGCCCGCCAGCCCGTCGCCATCTGCCGACAGCGCCTGACGCCCTAACCTCGACCCGCCCCCTCACGGGCGCCGGGCGCACCCATCACAGCGGCGTGGCAGTCGGAGCCCCCGCCGCCTCGGCGCGGATCTTGTCCACGATCGATCGCCACCATGACACCATAGCCTCGGCAAATGCCTCTCCGGTCAGCGGCGGATGCTCGTCGCTCTCCTCGTTGCCGGCGGTGGAGCTGATGGTGCAGAACGAGCCCGAAGGAAGCTGAAAGGATTTCTCCTGCTGCGGATCGGCGGTGACGCTGGACCCGTCTTCCAGCCAGATGACGGCTGGAGCCTCGGTAGGGAAAATGGTCAGATTGATGCTCAAGGCTTACTCCTATTTGGTTTCCCAGTCCCAGGACTGGCCGCAGGGATTGCCGGAAAGCTGATGGTGGCGGGCGCAGCCACGCGACAGGCAGCAGGGGATCACCTGCTCCTGCGGACGCGGCACTACAGGCGGGCGATGCTCTCCAAGCCAGAGGAGCATCGCCAGCGCAATGAGGCCGCCCATCGCATTGCTATTTCGGAGACTTGCGCTGTGCGGCCCGCGCCTCTTGCGGGTGAAGCTGGGAGAGAGCGGCCAGCCCTGCGGCGGAGATGGGCAGGCCATACTTCTTCAGGATGGAGATGAGCTTGTCGTCGAAGACCACGAAATTGTGCGAGACTGTTTTTTCGGCGTCCGCAAGCTCTGCCTCTGTGTTTTTGATCGCCGCAGCAGAAGCGCCCCGCTCCTTCAGCGTAGCCAACTGCTGACGCAGCATGTCCACGCGGCCTACGTTTGGGCGCGAGCCTTGGTCGAGGTATTTGATGCCGGGTATGCCCATCTCTTTGAGCTTCTCGGTTCCCGTCGCAAATTTACCGCCACCAGCTAGCTCGCTGTAAACTCCTGCACCGCTTTTAGCGGCGTTGCCGATCTCTTTCCGCCATGCGTCGTAGGTCTGCTCCACGCGCCGTTCCATCCTATGGAGATCGCCCGTCGAAGTGTTTTCCGGGCGGCCCATATACTCGTCATAGGCTTGCCGATGTTCAGCCTCTAGAGCCTTCACTTTCTCAGGATCACCAGTCTGAAGCAGCTTCTCCCGCACCTGCGGGCTTTGCTCGCTCAGCGGCTTGTCCCAGTCGAGGAAGTGCTCGGGGTGGGCGGCGATGTCGACTTCATACATCTTGCCGAGATCGGAGAGAGCGTCGAAGTTGTTGATAGCGTCGTGAAACTCTTGCCTCCGCGTACTCTGGCCTGCGTTATCGGCATATTCCTGAAGATACCGCAGAGCCTCCTTCTTTGCCTCCTGCCCAGAAAAACCTGCTTTATACGCAGACTTCAAAGCGCTCGCGACGTGTCCCTTCACAACGTCGTTGGCTCGATACGTTGCATTCGCTCCAGGCTTGTAACTCCTTGCTACTCCCTCATTCTCAGCGAAATACAGCCCATGCCCGTAAGCCTGCGCGCCCTCGCCCGTGCCGATCGCGCTGCTGTCAAAGCGCTCGAAGTCGTGCGGCGAGCCGTGGTAGGCGCGGATGCCGGGACGTAGCGCTAGCCTCGCCTTCACCTGATCCGCTGTCTCCATGCTTGCGCCTTTCAGCGCATCAATCGCCGCATGATGCGATGCTTCAAAGCCGCGTGGAAATGTGTATTGCGATGCGATGTTGTCGAGGCCCACGTCGTTCGCCATTTCGAGAACGTTCTTAACGATCTGCCGAGACTGCTCGCCGCGGGTCTGACCAGCGGCTTTCACCGCTGCTTCCACCTTGTTCGTATCAACGTCCCTGCCGAGGTCGCGAATGATGGTGGCGGGGACATGCCTTGCGCCAAGCTCGCGCAAAGCCTCAAGCCGGTGCTGCCCCTCAATAACGTCGCCACTGTCATCCACGATGAGGCGTTCGACATAGCCATCGTCGCTATTCATCTGGGACTTCAGCGCATCAACCCGCTTACGCTGAGCCGGGTCGTTCATTCGAGGGCCGCCGGTCAGCTTGTTGATGTCCACATCGGCATCCCCAAGGACAGTGCCGTGAGTGGAATGCCCCTGTACCGTTTCCCATACATCTTCTTTCGGCGGTCGAATATCGTGGTAGGCTTTGATGCCCATCCGTAGCGAGTTTGCCTCGGCCGGGACAACCGACGACCCACCCATTACCGTCAGGGCCAGGTCGGCCCCCTGCTTCACCGGATCGACGTTCGGATCGCCAAACTGCGTGAACGGCTGAACTGCCCCCCTGACAACGGCGTCCGTCGCGGCCTGCCCCGCCATCCCGGCGCTGTTTATGCTCCCCAGCGGGTCATTCCACAGCGCCTCTGCCGCCATTGGCGCCGCCTGCCACATCTTCTGCGCCCCGCCCACGGCCCGCGGGCCGAGCGATGCGAGGTCAGACCAGAAGCCCGGCTCGACTGGCTGCCCTTCCTGCGCCCGTCGATGCTTGGCCGCGTAAAGGGCCCTGGAAGGCTCCGGCATGCCTTGGGACGCATCGAACGCCCCGGCAATGCGACCGGAGAACGGTAGCGGAGCCTGATCTCCCATTACCCTGTCGCGCTCGCCGGCGTTCAGGTAAACCTTGAGCGGCGCCCGCTGCTTCAGCGCCATCTGCAGCAGTCGCGGATCTACCTTCGCGCCAAATATCCCGCCGCGCTGGCCGTCGCCGAAGATGCCAGGCATGTCATGGTGCCGGCATAGAGGCGCGCTGTGTCAGCGTGCCGCCGCGCGAGTATGTCTGCGCCTGGATCAGGCTCTCTAGCGCCCCGCCGAACAGCCCAGCATACTTCTCCACGCCCTCGCCCTCCAGGGCGTTCAGCATCTCCATGATGGTGCCGTAGAGGTAGACGTCCGGCGATCGGAGCAGCAGCCAGTTCGGGTTCACCACCGTCAGCGACGGCACCATGGCGTAGTAGAGGATGCTGAGCTGCGCGCTGCTCCTCGCATGCAGCGCCTGCTGCGCCAGGCTGGGATCAGCCAGAGTCTGCGTGCCGGCGATGGTGTAGAAGCCGCTGCTGTCGCTGGTGGTGCCCACGTTCTCGCTGAACCACCCAGGCTCGGCATACTGGAGCAACCGCGTCGGCGATGTGTTCGCCACCACGCGCTTCATGGCGAGGAAGTCCGGCGGGAGCGATGCCGAGCCATTGATCAGCGTCAGCGTCCCCTCCGTCTCCATCTCCGCCAAGCGGAAGTCCGGCGATTTGTTGATGCGGCTTTCGCACAGCGCCACGCAGTCGTCGACGATGGTGGAGGCCGCAGGATCGCCCGTCCGCTCGATCCATGCGAGGGCAGCCGCGCGAAGGCCAGCAAGGTTGTCGAGTGCCATCAGAACCTCTTGTCCGTAGTGCGCAGAAACAACCAGTCATGCGACCGCAATTTCCGCTTCATAAAGAGCACGAACTCGCGCGATCCATATGACAGGCCGCTCTCGGTCAGCCATTGCTCGATAACAATGGGCGGGACGCTGGCGATGTGGTGGAAGCTCTCGCTCTTCTGCGGTTCGTTCTGCAGCTTCTTGTTCCATTCCAGCGTCGGCGACACATCGGGATCGTGCCGCTGTATCGTGAACGTCTTCCCGTCGCTGCTGGGATGAAAGCGCGTTAGGATGCTCATGGCGACACCGCGGCCGACCAGCCGACCGAGAGCGGTACGGCCGCAGGCGCGGAACTGAAGTTCAGTCGCAAAGCCGGAGCTCTGCGATCCTCGTTGATGGCGCCTGGACTACCCAGGCCCTGGTAGAACGCGCCGCCGCCGCCAAGGGCCGTGGATGCCCCGCCAACGGGCCGGGCGCTCTTCCGCCACTCGGGGTAGATCGTGTTCCAGAGGGCCGCTGTAGCCGCATTGGCGGGGTACAGGCGCACATTGCCGTCCTTGGCGATGTTAAATAGCTTGGTCTGAATGTCGTGCGTCGTCTCGGCGCCGCTCGGCGTCCACGTCTCGATGCCGCCCTGCTCGCTGTAGAGCGTCTCATAGCCGGTGCCGAGCGCAGGAACTCCCGTGCCCACAGCCGGCGTTCTGAACCGGCAATTGCGGAATTTGCCGGCGTAGATCGTAAGATCAAGCGTCTGCCAGGTGGTCCCGTCGCGCCAGTCAAGGAGACAATCCTCAAAGGCCCAATGCACCTGGTCCTTGATCGTATTCACGGCCGAGACGTTCAGCCCGCCGCCGCCGTTCAGCAGAATGCAAGTCGCGCTGTAGGAGCCAAGCACGCAGTCCTTGAAGGTGAAGTTGATATCCCGGTGCGGGCCAACCTCGTTCAGGTTTATCAGGCTCTGGTAAATCGGGTCGGTCGCGACAATGCGCTCGAAGCCGATGATCGACGGCTCGTAGTTGCGCCGATATGCCCGCAGCACCGTCGTGACGCCCGTGGCGCCCACGACACTGCCGCCGACATGCCCGCCCTTGTCGTTGTGCCGGTAGTAGGAGAACGAGCCGACGACCGAGAGGGTGTTGAACGTCGCCGCCGTCAGGTATGACGCGCACGTCGCATTGCCGGTGATGGCGGCGGAGAACGCCGCGGCCAGCACCGCCGGCGTTGCAGAGGCCGCAGTGGCCTGGATGACAGTCGTCCCGCCAGCGGCTGGTGCCGAGCCAGAGCCTCCGATCTGGAACCATATCCTGAATACCAGGGCGGCTGGGTCGGGCGGCGTGATGTCGATATAGCTGCCGGCGGTGAGGCTGCCGGCCGCAGTGAAGTCAAATATCCGCCCGTCATAGGCGACGGCATAGGTGGGAGGCACCGGCTCCGCCAACACTGTCTCGTGAAACCGCCAGGCCCCGAGCAGGACGCTCACGCCGCCGGGTGACGGGTTGCCGGGAAGGTGCGTGGCAGCGCGCGGCTCGAATGTGATGTTGCGGAAGTTGGCGTTCGCCCATCCACCATCCGCCGAGCCAGCCGTCTGCAACTGGATGCCGACGCGGGAGGAATATTCGATGTTCAGGTTTTCCAGCGACAGGTTCCGGTATGGCTGCCCGGTGCCGTTGTTCGCCTGCGTGGTGATGATGCTCGACACAGCCGTCATCAGGCGACCAAGGCGCACCTTGCCTGACCTGATGTGGAAATTGTCGGAACTCAGGAGGAACGGGATGGCGTGCTCATAGGCAGCCGCGCCGCCCGGCCACTCGTCCAGTCCCGTTGCGTCAATAAACAAATGATCGACGGAAATTCTCGTCGGCGACAATACCGGATAGGGAAATCCTAATGCGGCCCTCTGTTCCTGCGGCATGAACTCGGTGGAGGACAGTAGGATCATTGTCCGCACGGCGTAATTGTCGGCGAGCGTGAACATCACGTCCGGGTGCGGCGCCAGGATGAATTCGAGCGACTTGGCGACGAAGTAGCGGGCACGCACTCCATCGGCCAGGCAATAGCCGAAGCAGCGCACCGTCTCATAGATGCCGTCCGCCAGATATATCCAGTGACCTGTAGGGGTATTGCCGAGTTCCAGCAGCCCTGTCTGCACGACACGGCAATAGTTGTTGCCCAGCAGCAGGTGGGCATAACCGTGCATCTTCACGTTATGCAGTTCGAGGATCATGCCCTCGGGAATGACCCGGTTCGACTGGTTGGTGACAGCGAAAGCCGCCGAGGTGACGTTGTTGAAGAGAGTGATATTGGCGGCCGAGTAGGTGTAGGCATATTCGGCATTCTGCTGCGTGAAAATACGCATGTTGTTTTCGACGTTGCCGTCGAACTCGATGCCACTGATGCGGATGCGGCCCGCACCGCTCGCCGGGAGAAACGTGGTGGAGTTGGACAGGAATGTGCTGTCGTATGACCAGAGCCGGGTGGCCGGCTTGGTCAGGGGGTTGACGGTCGGATCGGGGGCGGAGGATGAACTGAGCAGCAGTTGCGTATGCTGCATGTCGTCCATGACGCGGAAGCCGGAAAGCCCCGGCCCCTTGCCGCGCAGTTCCACCCCCTCCGGCCATTCAACGGTGCGCGCGTAATAATACATCTTATCGACGTAGACCGCCTCGGCCTTTGCCAGAGCCGCTGCGTTCGCGCACCAGCAGATCTTGCCGGTATTGTCCGTCTGCGTGGCGGGCGCCTCGTCCTCCACCGCGATGGCCGGCCACCAGCGCAACTGGAACACCGGGCCGGTGATGCGCTTCAGCCGCAGGCCGCTGGTGGCGTATTTGTAGCGCAGCAGCGCCCCGCCAGTGCGAAGGGGCGGATGATCGACGCTCTTGGCGCCGGTAAAGCCGGCATAGGGATCGCGGAATTTTCCGTTGGCAGTGTCGATGAGCGGAAGCTGCGGGCAATTGGCCCGCTCCGTGGTGATTGGCTGCATGACGTGGCCGTGCAGGCCCCAGATGTCGATCGTCTCGCCGCCGTCCGTCAGCACCAGCTCGACGGTCTCGAAGGCAATGCCGGTATGCGCGAGGGAGTATTCCATGGCGACCAGCGCGCCGGTCGCGCCGGCAAATGTGCCGGGAGGAATTGTCTCCGAAGTTAGGGCGCTCAATTCGCTGTCTGGAATGAAGACGGTCCCGCCGTCGCTGCCGAGCGTCGCGTCATCGACGACGAGGAACTGATCCTTTTCCGGGCCGACGAAGATGGTGGTTCCCACGCTCGGTGACGGCAGGCCCAGCATCTCGTCGAGGTCGTCGACGAACTGCATGCCGAACGTCACTGCGGCATTCAGCACCAGCACGGCCGTATCGGCGGACGAATAGATGCAGTCGGCCCGGTGTCCGGCCGGGAGGTCGCCGGCATGGAAGTCCGTTGCGGTGCCGTTGACGAGCTTTTTGAAGGGTTTTACGCCGAGCCCGTTGATGTTGATCGTCGCCGCGCCGGAGACGGCATGGTGCAGCTTGCAGACGAAGGCGAGATTGTCGGCGTAGGCGCTTGGGGCGCTCGGGAGCGACAGGGCGTAGGTGGTGCCGGTGCCGGAGGTCGTCACCGCGCCGCCGAGGTCGAGTAGGAGATTGGCGGTGTCGGCAAGGGTTGCGCGCATGGCGTTGTTGACCGAGGATCTGGCCATGCCCTCTTGGATGCCGATGCCGCCCACCGTCAGGTTGGAGGCCGCAGTGGTGGAATAATCGCGAACACCGGCCATCGGGTGCTTTCCTTCAGGGATTGATGAGGTAGAATGGCGCTGTGAGTGAACCAGCGCCTTTCGAGGATCTGTATATCCCCGAGCCAATGAGTGGCTGTTGGCTGTGGTTAGGCGGATGCAACTCTGGGAAATACGGACAAATAAAACAGCACGGGCGGCTCGTTTACGCGCACAGACTTGCGTGGAAGCTTTACCGCGGCGAGATACCGACGGGCCTTTGCGTGCTCCATAAATGTGACACGCCTCTTTGCTGCAACCCAGATCACCTTTTTCTCGGCACCTATGCCGACAACATGAAAGATAAAACCCAAAAGGGACGAGCCGTATACGATAGGGGCATACAGCATCATAAGGCCAAGCTTACTGAAGCACATGTGCTGGCAATACGCTCTGACACTCGCAGTCACAGCGCCATCGGGCGGGACTACGGCATCGGCCAAGCACAAGTCACAAGGATAAAGAACCGCCAACGCTGGGCACACCTTTAGCTATCTTTGGCCAAATCTTTGTCCTACGCCAGTGTTTATATTCCCGCCGGCATTGCCGCCGTATTGGCCGCCCGTGTAACTGCTGCCGCCGCCCCAGCCGCCTGAGCCGCTCCAGCCGCCCATGCCCCTGCCGCCGCTGCTCCCGCCGCCGCTGCCGAAGATGCCGCCCATGCCCCTGCCGGCACCTCCGGCCAAGTCAGCGGCCTTCCCGAGGATGTTGCCGGCCTTGTCGATGATGTTGCCGTTCTCGTCGATCGTCGCCTCGCCATTGCGCAGGTAGCTTACGAGTTTACCCGTAAGTCGGCCGACGCCCGCTCCCGCCGCTGCGCCGCCTAAGCCACCACCAAGCACGAGACCCCCGACCGCGCCTATTCCTGTGCCGATGTTTGGAGCATTCCAAAACGGCTTTTGCTCGGGAGGCGGCTGGGCCGGCGCGTTTACCGGAGCAACCGGCTGCGTGTTGTTCCCCGCTACCGCATTCCTGATGGCCCTTACCGCCCTGGTGCCGGGTATTGTGGGCGACGGCTGCGCTGACGATACTGCCTGTCCTACGATCGGGGCCTCGTTTCCTGTGTAGGCCGACAGGGCCTGCATGCTTGCCGGCGGAATGGAGGACAGCGCGTCAGGCGGAGGCAGCGGCTGGCTGGTGACTGGCCCCACAGGTGCTGTCCCTGCTGGCGGCGGGACTGAAATAAGCGGCGCTTGAGCGGACCTGACGGAGCGCAGCCCCGGCGGCAATCCCGCATCAGTCATACGCTGCCCTACCGACCCGAATGGAGCGTTGGCCGCAAAGGGCAGGCTCGTCGAGCCGAGTGGTGGCGGTGGTCCTGTTAATCCTGCCCCTGCCGCCAGATTGAGTGGCTGTCGCTGCAGCGGGCTTGGCATTGTCGAGGTCGGCGTAGTCTCCAGCGGCGTGAGCGGTGATGGCGGACTTGCCGGAGTGAGCGATCCGGCAGAGCGCAGAGCCGCTATCTGCTGAACCTGGTCCTTTGCGGCCACCAGTTGCTGCGGGGTAGGTGGAGTAGGACCGCCGCCCCTGAATGCACCGCTCGCAAGCTGTGACTGATCGCCAAAGCGTGACGTCAATGGCGACGGCGGGCCCATCGTCTCGCTGCCTGGCATGGGGCCTTGCGCCATACTCAGCGGAGCCGCAGGGAAGCCGCCTGGAGGCCCTTCCGGGCGCCCCGCAATCAGGCTCTCGAAAGGACGCGGCTGTGGCGCCCTCGGGAAGCTGCCGCTGAACGCGCCGCCCGGAAGCTGCGACTGATCGCCAAAGCGTGATGCCAGCGGCGAGAGAGGGCCATTGAGGCCGGGCGGGGCTTCCCTTCCGATCATGGGCGCAGGCGGGCCGACGCCAGCCAGCGGTGATGGGGGAGCTGCTCCGGTCAGCGGAGAGGGAGGCCCTGCGGCGGACAATTCCTGCGGCGGGCGAGTGCGCGGGAGATTGCCAGGGTTCATGAAATTGGATGGCAACTGTCCCTGCACCTGTGCCGTCGGATTGGTGCTGGCGCTCATCAGCCCCGACGCAGGAGGCACCCTGGCCGAGCCTACTGCCGATTGAGCCGCATAGAGCCGCGAGCGGAAGTCGGGAGCCTGGTTCGGATCGCCGCGATCGGCCATGGCGCTAAGGCTGTTCGGGGCGCCGCCCGTCCCGCCGAATGGGATAGCCCGATCAGCGGCTGTCAGTCCGCCGAGCGGCTGCGCGGGCGGAAACCCTGTCGGAGGCGGCGTTGGAGGACGCCCTGCAATTGTGGGAGAGAACGGCGTCTGCGCCGCTAGCGGGTTGCCGCTGATGTCGAGCCCGGCGTCCTTGAGCTGCTGCATGATGGCCCCGGCATTGCCGGGGTTCTTGGCGATCATGCGGGACGCAAGCTCGGCGATCCGCGCCCGCTGCTCGGCAATGCTTGGCATCGAAGTGCCTTTCGTAGTGCTTTGGAAGGAGGGTCCGCAGTTGCGGAGACCAGCGCAGCGGGCTACAACCGCGCTTTATGGGAGGACGACTTGGCACAAACTCTTGACTACGCTCGCACCATAAGGATGGACGACCGCACGATTAGCGGAGCATCTCGCGACATAACCGGAGAAGCTCAACGGAAGAGACGAATTGCCATCAGGCGGCTTGTCTTCCGCGTATCGCTCGGAACAGCCATTCTCACGGCAATGCTGATCTGGTTTACTATCTAGGGCCGCGCTGCTGCATATACCTGTCGCGCTCGTTGACGTTCAGAGTAATCAGCGGGACGTTCTTCTGCGCCGTCACTGATGCCCCGATACCAAGCGGCCGATCGAAGTGCCGCAGCGCATCCATCCAGCGGTCATTGTTAGCGACGATTGCGGCGCCTTGCTTCATGACGGCAGGGTCGCCGCTCACCAGCATCTCCGCCACCCGCCGCGCGACGTTCTGATTTACGTGCGCCCCGCCACGTCGCACTAGTGCTGTGGCAATCCCAGATATGAGGCCGGTCTTCCAGTCT